CCCAATGTCCGAAGACTGGGTCGTTTCGGCCATCACGTTTGTAATCGGTAGCTTGGGGTTGTAGGCGACTTGTTCAAAGTCATCATACTTGTCCCGCGCTGCTTCTTCACGCTCTTGATAGCTTTCGAGAACGGCTGATTGCTGCTTGGCTGCTTCACGTTTGGCCAATAGTTCTTCAGCTTTCTGATACGCCATTGCTTCCGCATAGGCTTCAGGGCTTTCAAACTGGTCAACGGACGCAGTTGGTGCAGCTTTCACGATTTGCGTTTCCGCAGACCGATTTGCTTGCTCTCTTTCCCACTTACGTTGCTCTCTTGCAAGGCGTTTGCCGATCATCGCATCAATTTCAGCCTGGGAGTACTTCTTTTCCTCTGTGGCCTGATCAACTTGGTTCTCAGCGACTTCCGGCGTACTTTCAGCAACTTCAGGTGTGGCCGTCACATCCGTGGTTGGCGCGGAGTCTACTTCCGCTAGGGCTTGGACTTCTTCAGTCATGTTTTCTGAATCCTAAGATTCCTCGGTGAACCTCGCCGATACGGTTGTTTTCAGCATTATGCTGGAATTCTTTTCAGTTAGCAATCAACAGCATCTGTGTAGCCTTCAAGAGATTTTAAATTCTCGTAGGCTTGCTGGATAAAGTTTGCGCCGTTCATGCTAGGCGTGAACGAAAATGATTCGTGGCGCAATGCGTTGTGGTCTGCTGACGTTTGAAACGCCACAACATAAGCTACTCTATTTTTTGTGCCTTCCACATTGGTAACACGCAAATAACCATCGGTGACTGTTAAGCCAGAAATCTCAAATGTTTTTTTCAATGCCATGATGTTTTCTCCAAAAATTAAAGTGTGATAGAAGTGCCGGAATCATTTGTATAAAAAATCACATTTGTTCCATTGTATTGAAATGTATAGCGCAAGTCTGAATTTCCTGTTCCATCACTCAAACTGTTATCCAACGCTGTTCCACCCCAAGTTCGATCAAGAAAATAAAATCCAACATTTTTACTAAATGCGTTGTAAATTGCAAAACCTTTTATATCAGCAGTTTTGATGTATTGGATATAGTTTAATTTGTTACCTGTCATTCCCCAAGGCACATCAACAGTTCCCGCACCGCCACCACCATTTTGTGTGGAGAAAAGATATTTCGCACCCCAAACCATATTGTTGTCAAAACGCATTTCTCGGAATGATGTTAATGATTCGCCCGAGCCTGATTGTTCTGTTACCAAAACCGCTTCTGTGTTCATCGTTGTGCTAGTTGTAAATGCAGTCGATGTAAAAGGTTTTGCAAAAAACGAATTGCCAGTAACAACAATGTTTTTCGTTTGGCTGGAAATTACATAAATTCCATATTTGTAATTTGAAAACGAATTTCCTGAAATGGTCAAACCTTGGATTTGTCCATTTGGATAATTTGTGCCATCAAAAAAATCACTGTAAACCCGAACCCCAATGTTCGAAAACGCTGCGGTTGTTGCATCTTCAAACAACACGGTATTACCCGTAATTGCAATGTTTGACATTGGGTAGTATTTGGTCATGTAACTTGAACGGGCAGTAATGTAAGCCGCCAATCCATCACTGTTTACATCAATTGCACCACCAGCAGAAGCGGCGCCTAAAATTGCAATGCTGTTGCCTGAAACGGTCACATTGAACGATGGATCATTGACTGAAATGCCTTGACCATAACCAGCAATTGTGTTGCCTGTGACTGTGGCATTTCGTGAACGAATTTTTATTACATCGGTGTTTCGAGTAAGAGTAGTTGCATCCGAATAAAAAGTATTGTTTGAAATTACAACATCAACGGCAGCTGGGTAAACAGCGTGTTCGGTGCTGTTGTAACAGTTGTTGTTAGAAAACGTCCAATCACGTCCTGTTCTTTGAACAGCGCCCAATGTCCAACCTGAAACTGTAGGTGTGTAAGTATCATTTTGATTTGATAGAGGGCCATCGTATGTCGTTTCACCGCTTAAACAATCATCACACCAACTGAAATAATTGTCTAAAATTCGACAGTTATCAACACCTTGCGCGTTAATGGCGTGGACTAATGCACGGCCAGCCACGGCATGAGGCGTTACATAAAATTCACAGGCTTGAATCAAACTGATATAATTTTTGGTGGTGTTGTAATACACATTATTGGTGTAATCGTACTCAGCAGGGGATTGATACCAAAGTGCGCCAGAATCAAGTTCAAAAAACTTACAGTTTTGAACGTATGTGTGGCTTGTGTTTTTAAGCACAATTGCATAACGATTGTCATTTAACGAGCTTCCATCTACACCATGATTTGTGTTATTTCCATTAAAGAAAATACCTTCAACATTGATATTTGAAACAGGCGTTGAGTTGCTGTCTGGTGCGCCCAAAAACAATAATGGATAAGCCAAAGCATAAGTGCTAATGTCAGGATTAAAGCGTTGGAAATAAGTGTCTTGTCCAACCAAATTGACATTGCTAAAAGGCACTTTGATGCCCCAATGATCATTGGTTCCAATGTTTCTAGCAATCATGTATGTGCCAGAAGGAAAGAAAACTGTTCCACCAGAAACGCCAGCGGCATTAATAGCCGCCTGAATTGCTACTGTGTCGTTTGTTACACCGTCACCAGTTGCACCATAGTCTTTCACATTGAAAGGTGCGCCTTGGATCATTGAATAAGAAACTTTAGTGAGTGCCATGTTGATCTTTCAATCTTTTAATTTGTTACTTTGGTCAATATCCAAAAGCCAAAACGTACACACTATATGTTCCTGATGCCATTGCCAATTGCAAAGCACTACCACTTCTAGTGTAAGTTCTTGCGGCAGGCGCTCCAACGGCTGTAAATGAAGAAACAACAGACGGGCTTACGCTTGTTGAACAAAACACCAAATCGCAAAACCTGTTTGCCCCAGATTCCCCATTTACAACAACAAGCCGACCAAGAGCGCCAGCATCATCAAGAATTGTTGTTGCGCCAGTTACGCTAATCGCAGTTACTCGGTTTTCAATTTTAGTTCCAACTTGACTACCAGTAAATCTTTGGTTGCCTGCAACCTCTAACTTTTGACCTGGAGTGTTTGTGCCAATTCCAACATTGTTTGTTGTTGGATCAATCAAAAATGCAGGGGTTGAAAATGTGCTTCCACCTGTTGCCGTAGAGGGCGTAATAGAAAATGAGCCAGATACTGCTCTATTTGATGCAATACGCCAATTGATTTGATTGTTAGAAGTTACAAACTGAATGTCGCCTTCCCAGTTTGCAGAAGGTGAGCCGCCAAGAGTCAAAATAGTTGAGTTTGATGCACGATTGATTCGTGCGTTACCGCCTTCAACATGAAGGGTAACAGATGGTGAAGCAGTACCTAGTCCAAAACGATTGTTAGTATTGTCCCAAAAAATTGACGCATTGTTTTGAGAATAAACACCCGATGCGCCAGCAAATACAACGGATCCAGATGTAAATGCTGTAGTTGTTCCTGTACCACCACTGGTCACAGGCAAAGCTGTTGTCAAAGCCAATGATGCCGCGCTTACTGCTCTACCAGCGGTCAAATTAGCAACAGATACTTGTTCTGTTATTCCACCTTGAACAACTGGTAAAACTTCCGTACCCGCCAGCGGGGTGCTGGCTGCTGGTAGTGCGGATATTTTTGTGTTAGCCATAACCAATCCTTATCAGTTGTACAAAATCTCAATGAGAGAAGTAAAAGGGGGTGCTTCGCTAAATGTCAACGTGTTGTTGGCAGTAGAGTATGTGTTTTTATTTTGATACACACCATTGATGTACACATTTACAACATTTCCTGCGACAGCGTAGTCAACAGTAGTCCCGTTTCCAGTGTAGTTTTGAACCGCAAAAGCGCCAATACCAGAGATATTGTCGTAGGTTGCAATCAATACATCATTTGAATCTTTTAAAACAAATTTATAAACTGCTGCTGTAATCCAAATTTCACCGCCATCAGGCACTCGGCCTGCTGCGTCTAAAACAATCGGGTTTGTACGAGCGACAGTCCCCGCGCTAGTTGTATAGCTGGTTAAAGGGGTTGTAGTCCCCGCCGCATAGGTAAACAGCTTACCGCCAGTCAGAACCGCGCCAGTGTTGGTAAAGAACTGGGCCGCAACGCCGCCCACAGGGGAGAGAAAGACGGCCATTTCGAGTCCTTATTCGTAGACGACAGTGTATTCGATGGTGTTGGCAATGTCGATGTATAGACCGTTGCTGAACCAGATGCCAGCAGGGAAACTCAAGTACTGACCGCCTGCTGCGGGGGTCACAGTCGCCGCAATCTTGGGATCGCTGGTGCTGGCTGTTGCGCTGTCGTACAGGGCAAAAGTACCGCTTGACGTGCTAGAGACAAACACGCCGTATAGCTTGCCGCCGCCGACTTTGATTTGCGCGTCAGCCGCGCCTTGATATTTGTTAGCCATGATATGTCCTTACGCCAAGAATTTCAATTTGTACAAAGTGCGAAGATAAATCTCAACGATATTATCTATCAATTGCTGAAGCGATGAGTCAGATTTATCACACACATCGTATCTTGCGGCCTCAATTTCAGCAAGTGAGTCTTGCAAAAATTCAATCACATTGGCCGTTTTCTTGGCCGAATGCAAGGTGATAGGGCCAATCAGACCGTACCGGCCTTGGTAGGCTTCAGCAAAGTCGTCAGCCGCGCCGATGATGCGGTCATAAAAGATGTTGAGCGCCACATGCTTGCTGTAGCTGCGGGTGTTTAGGTGAACACTGTGCGTTACGTCACGGGCTAGGAATAAGATTCCGATAAAGTCTGCGGCTTTCATTGTGGCATTCCCATTTGTTGTTGTGGGGGAGGCATCATCTGTTGTTCTGGTGGCATCTCCATAGGCATGGGTTCCTCGCGCATCTCAGGCATCTGGTTCATCATGCTCTGCGACTCCATGGCCGCAGCGACAACACCCATGGCAATGTCTTGAATCTGTTCTTCAGTCATACCGGCCTGCACAGCGGCAATTCGCTTGGTTTCGGCATCGTATGCCTTGATCTGAGCCTCAAAGTCCTTGCGCTCCAAGTCTTGCATCTCAATTGATTTGCCGACATTTTGGATCATCTGGTACATCTGCTCCATCTCAGCGCCCATGGCCTGAATCTGTTGCTGCGCCGCCTGCAATGCTGGATCGTCCTCGCCGTCCGACAAGAACTTGGGATCAATGGTCTTGGCAAAACGCTTGGACATTTCCTGCGCGCCAGGCCAGTCCATGTTCTTGACAAACAAGTCGCCAGCCACAGACCACAGTTGGGGATTACCCTGTAACAACTGAGCCATGGCTTCCAGTGCCTCTTGGCGCTTGGTTGCGTAGCCTGGGCCAGTGGTGGCCACCACATCGTACTTGCCAACGCCTGGGTTGTAGATCTTTTCGATCACAATACCCTGCTCGTTGACAATCTTGTTGACGGGTTGCGGCTGGTCAGGGTTGATCTTGACCATCTTAGTCTCGCCGTCTTCACCAATGATGCGAGCAATACGCTGTGTATCGTAAATCTTGGGGATCAAGTCCACCAACTGACGGGCCACATGGCGCACGGCACGGGTTAGGTTGTCACCATAGTGGAAAGTGCCTACATCACCCTCGCGCTGACGAGCCAGAATGGCTTTGCCAGAGCGTTCGTTGCTTCCCATGCCCAAAGAGGCGTTGTATTGGCCGGTTGTGGACTTAATGTCCTCAGATGCGCCTGCCTTGGCCTGCAATAGCCCGCTAGAAGCCATTGGCGGCTGTGCCCGCTGGGGTAGTGGCAGAACTGCACCTTGGCCGTCTGTAACGTCAGGATTTACTTCCAAATAGGGCCAGTTGTTTGTGTTGGCTGTCTTCCACTTGTCCTCGTAACCCTCGAACTGGCCACCATAGCCAATGAACGGAGCCTTAGGAGCCAGCGCCAGCATCTCAGCTTCTTGGCTGACCCAGTAGTTGTACATGCGCTGGGCATCTTTGGCGTTTCGCACTAAGCCAGAGATGTAAATACGGCCATCAACCTCGAACTCGTTGCCAATCACACGGATCACAGGAATCCATTTGCCAGCCCACTCTTTTTGTTCAAGGATTTCGTAGCCGTTGATCTTGCAATACATCACTCGTGGGCGCTCAGATATGCGGCTTTTGATTGGCTTGCCAAACATGTCCTTGAGCATCTTATCTTCAGGCGTGCCTTCAAAGGCCGACTGGTTGCCAGGGTACAAATTCAGCTTGGTTTTGTCGTAGTCAATGTAGTAGTAACTGGCAATACGCACTGTGTCTTCATTGAGCCAGTTGCTAATCGACTGATCGCCTACACCAAGGGACTGCAATGTAGAGATAGGCGCAGCATCGGGGTACTGGCGCTCATATTCTGCTTTTGTAAGGTCTTCGGTGATAAAGCAATACTTGGCATCTGCACCAGTGGGGTCTTGGATCAGCGGATCCATGTAGACCGAGAAGGAATTGCGAATACGGCCAATTTTGATGTCCTGATCGAATGTGTTCTCGTCACAGTACTCGGTCATCAGGGTGATGTAGCCTTCGCCGTAAGACACCTGATTCTCGCAGGCTGTGTCGTATGCCACGTCAGCGTCAGAGATGTACTCAATGTGGCGAATCATGCCGTTAAAAATCTCGGCCACTTCCACGTCAGCGTTGTCATCGACTGGAATGACCTTGGCGCCTGGGCGGTTCTGACGCATATCATTCGTTACTTGACGAACGTGCTGCGGCAGTTTGTTGATTGTAAGCGTTGGGCGTGCGTTGATCGTTTGACCCTGCACCGCACCGCGAGTGGCCAACACGTCAGCAGGCCACTGCCAATGGTTGTCAGGTGATCCGGCATAAAAGCGCAGATCGTCTATCTCATCTTCACGGCTCTCGGCCAGTGCAGAGACTGCCATGTCCAGCCGCGCACGGGCGACTGTCAGAATGTCTGAGTCAGACTTTGGTGGTTTGCCGCCAGCGGCTACATTAGCCGCCGCGACCATTCCGGTTGGATCAGCCATTATTTTTTCTTCTTTTCTGCAACACTTCTTTTGACCGAGTACGCGATGGCAACGGCCTGCTTGACGGGCTTGCCAGCTTTGACTTCAGCTTTGACGTTCTTGCGAAAGGCTTCGGGTGATTTTGATTTAACCAGTGGCATGATTATTTCTTCTTTGCTGTTTTGGCAGATTCTTTAAACGCTTTGGCAGTTGGCGCGCCCTTGTCGCCTGGCTGGCGCATCTTCTCTTTGCTGCCAGCGGCTATGCGCTCACGTTTTGCATGGATATTGGCATATAAGCCGGGTTTGGTAGCCATATCAACACTTCCATCGTTTAAGAGCTGCTTTAGCGCGTTCGCCATCCTTGGCGTTGGCCGCTACTGCGCCCATTCTTGCACAAAATGAATCCTTGCGCCCCTGATCTGCCTTGGTCTTGGGGTTAGGCGCTGGCGCCTTCAAGTTAGAACCCGTTGCGGCATTGTACTTAGCGCGGCCCTTCTCGGTCAAGCCAGCACCTTTGCTGACCGGCAACTTTTCACCGCGACCAACGCTTAGAGACACACTCTTTTTAGCCATTACGATCCCATCCAAGAAGTTGCAACCACGCCTCTGCCATTGTACGCTCGGCGCTGCGTGGATTCACGCGCCTCACGGTGGGCTACTGGGAAGGCAAACGTGACGCAAATAGCGTCAGCCGCGTCAGGCGAGGCCAATCCGCGTGCCTTCATGTCCTTTTTCGACTCCAAAAAGATAGTCCCTTTGGAGTCGGGCTTCATCATAGGCGAAATTAAATCAGTTTTAAGAAACCTGTCAAGCGGGATTGAAGCAGTTTTCAGCCAATCCTTCATTTTGCCCCACATTTCGGCCCTTTTATTGCCATACATGATGGGGTTCATGGACTTATTACCAAAGTTAATGCCCTTGACCTTGTAGCGCTGCTCTTTCAAGCGATCCACAATACCTGCCCCTAGCCCGCCTTCGTCAATCACAACCAGCGCGGGCTTATATTCTTCAATCGCTTCGATCACATGGCCCACGACAGTCATGGTGTCGTCGCCTCTGTGGCGCTGTATAGCAATAATGTCCCGCCCTTGGCGCACGGCAATAACTGTTGCATCCGCGCCAAAGCGTGCTGGGTCTACGCCGATCACGATGGGTGCTGACTGGTCTTGGTACTTAGGACGTTTCATCGCCTCGTCTACCAGACTTGCCGAAATGAACTGATCGTCGCCTTCCGAGGGAAACTGACCGTACACCTCAACGTGCGCCTGTGATGAGTCAGCGCCGTATTCGTCGATAATCTGCTGGTAGACCTGTTTGTCCGTCCCTTCGACCGTGCGCGCGTCCACCACCTTGGTCGTCCAGAACTCGCGTTTGCTGTTAAACGCTTCGTAGAAGTACCCAGTGTTGCGCCGTGGGTTGGAAAACGCCATCCAGAAGCGGTTAGGCGTGTTCTCTGTAAAGAATCCGGACGTCACCGCCCAGATGCTGTCGTCAATACCTGACGCTTCGTCAAACACGACCAGCACACCGTCAAAGTTGTGGACACCCGCGTAAGCGTCGGGATTCTCCGCTGACCAGAGCCTGCCTTCCACACCCCAGTAGCGTGTGCCTTTCTTAAGATCACGCTCGACTAATTCCGTGAGCCACTTGGCGGGCATCAGCCGTGTGGCTGACACTTCAAACCAATGGCTGTTGAGCGCCATCGCCAGCCACTTGGTAATCTCGGCCCATGTGACTGACCGGAGCTGCGACTCACTGTTGGCTGAAATGATGGTCGTCGAACCAATGCGTGTGGTCAGCATCCAGATCGTGATCCAACTGACCAGTGCCGACTTACCAATACCACGGCCAGATGACACGGCGTGGCGTAAGGTGTTGAAATCTAGCTGGCCTTTGTTCTGGGTGATGTGGTCGGCGATGGTTTGGAGGACTTCACGCTGCCATTTGCGTGGGCCTTTGAAATGCTCCAGCGGTGTGCCAGGCTGACCCCAAGGAAAGGCGAACATCACAAACGCCAAGGGGTTGTCCTTGATCGCTGGCGCCCACAATCTGGCCATCAACTCCTGTTCGTCTTCAGCGCTGTATATGGTCGATTGCATGGATTTGTGGTTCTATGATGTTGGCGTCTTCAACTGTCAGCGCTCGTTTGGTTGCCTCGGCCAGTGCGCCAGTGATTGAGATGCGCTGATCAACTTCGACAGATATGGCCTGCTTGGCCACCCAGCCGTGTTGATGTTTGAGGATTTCTAACGCTGCCTTAGCGTCGCCGTTGAGGGCGGCTTGGTGCATGACTTTGGACAATTCAATCTCGCCATCCGCTTTGCCCTTCTGCGCGGCGAGTTCCACCACGGGGTCAAGTTGCGTGAGTTGTCTATATTCAATAGGCAGCATGCCCGCTGCTAAGGCTAAGGCGTCGCCCTTGAGGCCCAGTTTGGCCGCGTCATATACCGCCTTCAAGCGCGATTCTGTCGCTTCGACCTTGCGCGGTGTAAATGGAATCGAATGGAACATGTGTTCTCCATGCTTTTTGCACGTGGTGCGAGTTTACAACAAAAAATAAAAATTCTGTAAGAAAAAAAATTGTTTGCGAACGCTACGTTTTTGCTGGCCCTATGCGCTCGGCCCTACCCCCTCCCCCCTCAATGCACCTGGTCATTTTGGCCGGTTATGTGTGCCAATGTGAGTCATGGCCACAAAGCCGCGCGGCATTTTGCAGCGTGCGTGTGAGTCATTGTGAGTCATGGTTTTGCAAGTCGCATGGCACATGTGTGAGTCATTGTGAGTCATGACTTTTTAATGACTCACAATGACTCACGCGGAAAAGTAGCAAACTTTGTGTTTTCAGTTTGTGGGTGCTTGTGGGTGCTTGTGAGCCGCTTTTCAGTCGCGGCCAAAACGGTGAACTTACACCTACCTTACAACATACATATTTTTTTTGAGTAGTTAGAAAATACAACCCACATTAACCCACAAATAGCCGCAAGGCTTATTGCATAAGGCTTTGCGCGTGAGTCATTGAGGCACGTTTTCGCTACACACACGCGACACACTTTGACACACACTTTATGCAATTTGTGCATAACGTCAAAAAAGTATTGTGTAGCGTATATACACTATGCTAACATGCGTTACCGCATTGAAAAACGACGCGGTAAAACCTAACCTACAGTAAAGGGCAAACATCATGCAAATTGTTAACACTAAAACCGGCGTTACATATACGACGCGCACGCATTTTGAACGCGGCATTTTTGTGAGCATTGTCACACGTCGCGAAAACAATACTGAACGACTAACAAGCCGCGAGAAACACGCGACACGCGCCGCCGCGTACCGTTACGCCGTGACCATGGCCAAGTCTCAAGCCGCAAGGGGTTAATTATGAAAAGTACACGCGCCGAGTATTTAAACTTTTTTGCTAATTGGTTGCATTACCAATTTCCGCGCAACGCCGATATTGTGCGCAACACGCTAATTATTCGCGAAGTGCAAAAGATTGTTGACAGCGATAGCGAAGCGGCTTATTGGGGAGACCGTGATTGTTGGACAATGCACGACCTTGCCAACAAGCAAATTCAATCACGCGCTATTGAAGGGGTGACGGCATGAACTACTACAACGCCGGCCACTCTAAAGGCACTATTTGCGTGTTGCGTCAATGCGGCGGCACTTGGCACGCCTTGGCCTTACCCGTTACCGCATGGCGCGAATACAACGGCGCCTTTTCAATCTGGAGACCATAAGCCATGACTTATTCACTCACTTTTTGGTCTGCTCAATGGTGCTGGGTTATCTGGTGCAATGGCGTCATGGTTGAACGCTTTAAAGCTAAAAAACTGTCAACGGCTCAAAAACGCCTCAATAAATACTTGGAGAACTGAAATGCAAAAACTTTACGACATTGCAGCCGCCGTGGCCATTGGCTTACTTTTAACCGTGGGCGCCTTGGCCTACTTTGACATTCTTTGGAGTTAATCATGTATCAAACAATCAACACCGTTTCTAATTTCCGCGACGAATTCCGTGCATGCGGCCGCGTTGACCAATTCTCTTATGAAGGGCTTGGCATTCTGTACGCCTATTTTGAAGAATATGAAAACGACACGGGCGAATCAGTTGAACTTGACGTTATCGCTATTTGTTGCGACTTTAGCGAAGACTCTTACGAAAACATTGCAGATCAATACGGCATTGAGTTAGACCTTGAAATGGACGAAGACTATCAAAAACAACAAGTAATTGAGCATTTAGAGGGTGAGGGCGCCTATGTAGGCGACTCAATCAACGGCATTATTTATAGGAATTTTTAACCATGAAAAAATATCAAGTTCAATACGTGCGTATTGAGCATCAAGTTTATTTTCTTGAGGTAGAGGCCGAAGACGAAGAACACGCCGAAAGTGTCGCGGCCATTGAGTTCACGGGCAGCGAAGACTACGAAGTAGTTCACGCCGAAGAATTCATTAACCAAGTTGACGAAGTAGAGGCCGCACATGAAAACGTCTGAACGATTCGCCCTTGACGAATGGCTTTTTCAATACCCTAAAGAGGCCAAGTTTGACGACGTGCTTTACTTGTTGTTAGACGATAACGACGAAACGGTAGTGCCTTGGCACTTGCCGGCCATGCCACGGCGCGAAGTCGCGCAAAGCATTTCAAACACTCAAGTTCACTTTGCAACCGTAACGGGAGAGAGATAAACCATGAAAACATTAACTTTTCTTTTTGAATACTACGAAAACACTAACGACGAATGGCATGCTGAGTTTGCGGAATATGCGGCGCAAACCATGCCGCAAGCTGAAAATGATCTATTTGCCGATTATCCAGAGGCGCGAATTATTAACCGATACGTGGCCGCGCGTGACGTAGAGGTGCCCGCATGACTTACGAAGTGCAAACCCTTACTTATCCCGACACATGGGAGAACACATGGTCAGACTCATTAGACGACACGCCCGTAACGTTTGCCACTTATGAGGCAGCAAAGGCAGAACTAGAAGACCATTTGCGCGCCATGGCCTACGCCGTAAAGCAAGGCCATTTAGAAGACTACAACGCCGCCGACTATAGGATTAAAAAACTATGACTCATTACGACCGCACAAAAATAACCTTTCACCGTGGCAATGCGTTCACGCCTGAGGGCATTGAGGCCGAGCCGTTCGCTACGGTGACCATTAATGACATTGTAGGCCGCGAGTTAATCGAGTCTATTTGCGCGCTCATGCGCGACCACGTACACGCGGCACATGCCGATTTTTGCAACATCAAAATTTCAACCGAAGACTGGGATGTATAACATGATTACTTTTGAACACCACGGCATAACCGTAAAATGCAAACCTGAGCGCGCCATGCAATACCGCGCGGCCATTGACAAACCGGCCAAAGCCAAAACAGTTGGCGAAAAGCGCGACTACCCGAAGTGGAATCCCACAATGTCAACCGGCGACTATCTGCGCGCCTACATCAAACTGAATGAGCGCCGCCGCATGATTGAATGCGGCCACGCATGCGCCAACTACGACGCCGTGCCCACAATGTACGACGGCAGCACGCCTGAAGTGTTAGAGGAACTTGACGCCGATTATGTAGCGCCGCCGCCCAAGGCGCGCAAAATCACGCCCAAGCAAGCCATTGTGCAAGCCCTTGACGCCCTCAAAGCCGGCGACGTAGACACGGCTCAATGTATTCTGACGGAGGCGCTGAAATGATCTTAATTCACGCGGAAAATAGGGCGTTGACATTTAACGGCGACTCACAATCGGCGTTAGCTTTGGTTAACTCTATCAGAGACGCCTACGGCCATGACGAAATGCCCAAGTTATTAAATGACTTTATTTTTAACATTGAGGCGGCCTTGCAAGACGCGGGCGTCTTAGACGAATGGTTTTCGGAGGTAACACTATGACTCACCCAGTAATAGCCGAAGCATTGGCACCGTTTAGGCCGTTGACCTATACCGAGCATTATTACATTGACTTAGGCTACCGGCATGAGTTAGGCAAGGCCGAAGAATACGAATACAAGGCGGCCATGGCCGAAGGACAAGAGGCGCGTCGCCTTATGAATCGGGGTGCTTTGGAGGCCATGTCACGATGGTGCTACTAATCGCGGTTATACTGGCCGCGCTACTGGCCATTCTCCTTGATCTGTAGCGTTGCCACACCTCACAAGCCCCTAGCAATAGGGGCTTTTTTTTCACTTAACAAGTCTGACAAGTGAGGCTATTTTTGAGTCAGGCGGCGTTTGCACCATATCGCGCAGTTCTGACTTGCCACGATTAACCATGTCAGGCGCGGCGTAAATGTGCTTTTTAGTCGTATGAGCGCGCGACTTGAGTAAGCCCATGTCAACCCAGCCCGCCTCACGGAACGCATGCAGCAAGGCCGCAACGGGCAACTTCATACCCGTTGGGGCTTGGCCAGTCAGGCGGTCACAGACCGATTGCCACGGCGCGCACATAACGCCCGACGCAAACTCACCCAAGCGGTTGCGCATCATCTCAACAAGGAACGACTCAGCGCCACTCATACCCGTTTCAACCATGATGGCCTTGGCCTCAGTCATGGGAGGGATAGCGCCGGCGTTGAACGCGGAGACGTCACGGGCGGCAAGCCATGCCGTTACGGCAGCAAACCCGCCTGACTTGTACCATGCCCACAAACGCGCAGACGCGTCAGCATCCATGCAAGGGGCGTCAGACCACAAAACAAACCAACGGCGGTCATTAGAGGGGATAGTGATGGCCATGCGCTCGTTAGAAAATGCAACCACTTGCAAACGGTTGACGGCCTCATACGGCGCTAAACCCTTACGTTGAATAGACAAAAACTCAGGGGGCGCGGCGATCACGGGCTTGAGACTATTCTCAAGAGCGCGGCGGTCGGCGGCCTCTGGTTGCCGCAGCTCATTGATAATCAGCACCTCACACTCTAGGTGATAACCCCAAGGCGTTGACAAGTCCTTGTTGTCCAGCTTTTTGACGTTGGCAAGTGAGTCACCGCCGACTGCCCAGAAGAACGGCGCCCACATCGTGTCCTTGCCTGAGCCTGGGTGACCGCCATGCAGCACGGCGTGGTTAATTTTCATGTTAGGGCGTTGCACCTTGAACGCCATAACGTCTAAAACGTGGTTGCGTTCCATGGCGTCGGGAATCATATGCTCAACATGATCAAGCCAAGGCGACGCGTCAGCACCGGCGGCCACGGCAGGGCGGGCGTCACGCCAACGGTTGCCGTAGACCAAACCCTCACGGGCACAAAGGATAGTCTCGCCGGGGGCGTAGGTCACGCCGACAAGGGTTTTTGCGCCCTTGGCTTGGCGGTTCTCATCAAAGCAGACAGAGGCTTCGATCTTGCGCTTGGCGTTGTTGATTGACTTGCAATCTAGGTGACGGAACAAGGCGTTGAACGTGCCACGGCCAATTTCTCGGCGGTCTTGCATGTCAAAGTAAGCGTCGTCATCTTGAATGTAAGCGAAGCGCTCCCACCAGCCATCCTTTTCAATGCGACCTAGTTCTTTGCGCTCAACCTCAGCGACGATGGCCGCAGCCGCGTCAGGGTACGCTTCATTAGGCGTAAGTTTGGAGAGTGCTTGATCCATTGCAAACGTCAGCAATTCCTCGCGTAAACCTGGGGCATGTTTCGGGCCACCTTGGTCTGACACCCATTGGAGGAACGCATTAGAGTCAAAATCAATGCAATGGCTATGCAGGCAACGGTAAGCACGGTTTGCCGGCATGTAGCGGCCTTCAGGGTTGCCGTCTGTATGCTCCGCATTGTTAGGGCAGATCACGCCAGCCCAGCCCTCATGGTTAGGCTTGGACAGTAGCGCACCGTGGCCAGACAGCCATGCCATCACATCGTCTGCGCCGTCATCTGACAGACGGATAGGGCGCACGCCAACTGAGTCAGCGGGGGCAGGGGTTACATTAAACGCCGTGCAGATTTCCTCAAGCGTAAATTCACGCTTAGGCTCAAACTCGACCAGCTTCGCAGCAAAGCTGTTGCGGCCAGGCTTTAGGTTGATCGAGCCGGGCAAGCGAAAGTTACGCACAGCGTTGACCGCGCCCTTGTCGGTGTAGCCCGCCTCAGCAATGGACTTGATAGCGGCGGCAAAATCGGCCTTTGTGGGTTGTTCTGAGAAAGCATAACCCCATTGAAATGAACCAGGCGAAGTCTCGATCTTCCACGTTGGCTCTAGCGGCGGTATGTTAGGGGCTTTGTCAGGGTCGCCCACGTCATCAAGCACCATCACAAGCACATATTCACAATGCGCTACGCTGGCACTTGGATAGCCGTCTTTGAAACGGTCAACAATAAAGCTGGCCGTGTTGCCATAGATTGCCCAGTCGGGCTTAGTGCGTGCGGTAGGCAACATAGCAGGCCATGTGCATTTGATTGCGCCGTCAGGGAAAAACTGCATTTGCCCGTCTTTGAGTTGGGGCTTCTGACGCACAATCAGCGCAGTCTCACCCTTTGGGGCTAAAGAAATTAAAAATTCAAGAAAGTTCATTTGCCATACCTTTTCATAGTTTCAACTTCAGCGGCCAAGGGCAAGCCATCTGCCCACTCTGGCGCTGTACACATCACACGTTTTAAATTCTCTGCCGCTTCTGGGTCGGCTGTTTCGACAACGATTTCGTCATGCACATGAAGCACAACGTCATCGAGTTGTCTAAGGGAATGTCGAAGTAGATCATTGGCGACCGCCTGCGTCACATTTTCACATGCCAAGCCTTTCCAAAGACGAGCGCGTGGCCATTCTTTTGCATCTTGCGCGGGCTTCCATGCCGCCTTGGCATAACTGACGCCCTCCGATTCCAATTTGGCATAGGGGTAGCACAAGATGCGGCCAGAGGGTAGGGCATACCATAGGTGTTGACCGTCAAACAAATATGTGATACGGCCAGCCTTAAACTCACGCCCCTTGTTTCTCATTGCACGGGTATAGGATTCCTCAAGCGCCGCCCAATAAGGTACGCTCCAAGGATTAGCACGCCGCCAGCCATCCACCATGCGTTTGGCAACTGGCTCAGGAAGACTGATCCCATAAGCCCGACCCATAGCAGCAAAAGCGCCCACGCCACCAGCAAATCCGCAGGCAAGCTCTTGAACCTTTCCAATCTGGCGTTGGTCTTTGGTGACGTCTGCCACGCGAACATTAAATGTTGCGGCAGCGTTGACTTTATAGACGTCTTCCCCAGTTCGGAATAGTTCCAATTTATCGGCACCTCGCCCTGAGAGCCACGGGTTGACACGCGCTTCGATGGCCGCCCAGTCTGCAACCACAAAGTGCTTGCCTGTTGCAGGGATGAGCGCTGGTCTAAGCATTCCCTTAAGTACATCGGTAACGCGCTTTCCATACCGAGGCACGATTGCGTGTCCTCTAACCATGGCTTGCCTGACGTCTTCTGGTTCATCAGCGCACTTGCGTGTGAAGTTATGAACTTGGGCGCCGTAGGATGATGCGCGGCCTGTTGCTGAACCGCCAGCAAATACGAACGCTCCGCGTACCCTCTGATCCTCCTCATCCGCCAGACAGCTAAGTCGGTTGAACTTTGCCACCGAAGACGCCCAGAGGTCGTCGGCGCATTGGATAACTTCTTGGACATCGGCAGGGACTTCATCGGGGTTCTCCATGAGTAAAAGGTTGGCTCGTACAGTTTTGTCAATGGAGTACTTGCCATCCTTCTCCATCAACTTCTTGGCTTCATCACCCACGCGCTCAAGCACCCACTCACGCATGCGTGGCGACCTGACGCTGGTGATTGCGCCGCCGGTGACTTCTTTGACGATCTGCTCGATCTCAACGAGTTCATCGGAGGCAAATTTGACCGCTGCTTGGCACAGCGGCACATCGACCAACACGCCGCGATCATTGATGCGCTCGTTGACGTGGTAATCCTCTAATTCTTCGGCTGACAAGTCACGCATGGCCTTGCTGATTGCACGCATGGCGCGCACGTCTTGCTCACAGTACTGGATCATCTCGGCCATGAGTTCAGGCGAGTCTTTGAATGGCGGCACGCACATCAAGCGAATTAATTGCGCGCCCCTGTGATCTTTTTTCATAGACGCGCCAGCAAAGCGGCCAACGTCCTCAAGACTACCAGGCGCACAGTTGGCGCGGGCTTGTGTTGCAGTGCAGTAAAACTGCTCCAACTTAAAATTTATTTGTAAGACGTACCAAAAGATCAAGCGCTCGAACGCGGCGTTATGCGCCCTGATCTGGCCGGTGTAGTTGCGAACGCGCTCGGGGAATGGTTGGTCTGGCGTCCACGTCACCACTTCCTCATCGTCAAAAGCGTAGGACATGCACAGCACATCGGTGCTGGCATCCTGCGCGTAGTTGTACACGCCCTTAGAGCGTAGGTCGCATGTACTGCGTGTCTCGAAATCTAACCAAAGCATTGGCGTCTCCTTTCCAAAGCCCCCTGTCACGGGGCTTCAGAAAGTTAAGCGCTACGGCGGCGGCGTGCAGGCGCTGCTTCTGGCTCTGGTTTAACTTCTGGAGTCTCACCGTCCATGCTGACCCACTCGACAATCTCAAAGACTGGCGTGTAAATCTTGCCGTAAGACTTGTGAGCGTAGTGGTCTTTCTTCAGACGCACGACTGGCACTGGCTTAGTTTGGTCTTTCTCGACTTGCTCGGCCAGAGCAACAGCCAAGGTTTGAACTGCGCGCTTGCCGCCCACTGACGTGGTGGTGAAGCGCGCTTCCATACCCTTGTCTTCGCCGCTGATGCACTTCAGAGACATACCAACTTGGCTCTCCCAGCCCTTCTTGGCTTGAGGGGGTGCCTCATCCAAAGCAGGCAACGGATTGCTGACGCTGGTCATTTTCTCGCCCAACACTTCGCCATCGCCCCAAGCAATAAAGCCGTGGACAAAGGAGAAAGGATTGACAGCCCAAACAGCGTCGTCTTCAACTTCGGTTTGATCTGCACCAAAGACCCAGTGACCAGTTTTGTCCATCTTGAGGATGACAACACCGGCTGGGCCGACTTCGGCTTGGATCGAACGCAAAGCGCTAGACAAGGTTGAAACGGCGGGGAGGTTTGCTTGAGAGAAGGTTACTAAACTAGACATGATTTTCCTTTACTGGATTTTAGAAAGGGCAGCAGATAACTGTTTGCCCAAGAGCATCACTTCGGGTCGTGGATCATCCACGCTTGCCAAAGTGTTACCTGACGAGATGGCGACCACGAGGTCTTCTGGTAGGCCGATCTTGCGTTTCTTCAACGCCTTCTCGGCCTTCGCAGGGGAGACGACAGCAGTCTCCATCACTTCAGATTCTGTGAGGCCGTATGCGAACAAAGCGACTTTGGCTTTCTCCTCATCCGACCATGATCTGATGGCGCGCTTGGCCACCAGTTTGTATTCGGGCAACTTAGCGCCAGACTCAAGCATCTGCAATGCAAGGGCGCGTAGGTCTTTGATCCACTCCTCAAGCATGTCAGCGTTCTTAAGGTAGTTGCTAATCTGCGCGGCGGGCAACGCCTCGATCTGCACCTTCAATGCGCGATCAACAGCGCCAGTCATCTTGGGGCAGATAGGCTTGGCCGCGCACCAACGGCAGTGGTCACCCACAGTCAGCTTTGCGTCAGGCTTTTCTGCTTGCTTGACTGCTTGCACCAATTCAAGTTCAAACTTAGCGATGCGCTCTGGCGTTGTCACCCAGCGGCGCACTTCGGGCGGTTGCACGATGACGCATTCAATCTCAGTCACGCCTTCAAATGCCCACTGCGCTTCAGGTGTACGCATGGCCGCAGCAGCGTAGAACATCAACTGTGGGTTTTCTTCCACCTCGACCATGACACCATCACCAAATTTCCAATCCAAAACGACGGCGCGATTACCAAGGCGGCCAATGAGATCAGTAGAACCAAACACGCCAGGAAGCAGATCACCAAAACCAACTCTAGTCTCTGCTTCAATCTCCATCTTATGCTCGGGGTCGATGACGTCAAGGGCGCGCAGGGCGGGCAGGATCTTTTCTTCCACCAGTTCAAACGTGAGAATTTGATCTTCATAGCGTGTGCCAATGTAATATTCTGGCGGCTCCTCACTCATGATGAGTTCGGCCATGACGTTGTGTAGAAGCGTGCCTTCGTCAGCGTATTTGCTTGAGGGTTTGGGTGGCATCTTTTGCACCAACGCCACACTGCCTGGGCAGTTGATGACGCGCTTGGCTGTTGAGCCGCCTACGATGTTTGAGTGTTGCACTTTACTGTCCTTTAGTTAATGAGCTTTGAATGTAGCACAAAAATAATTGTTGTGCAAATCTTTTTTACATGTATACTTTGCGGCATGCGTGAAAAAGAAATTGAAATTTATTTTGACTGGGCGGTGCAAAGCATTGGCGGCAGGACTTGGAAGTTTACTTCGCCTGGACGCAAAGGTGTAGCAGATCGCATTGCGTGTTTACCCGATGGTCAAACATGGTTTGTGGAAGTCAAAACCAAGGGCGGCAGACTGTCTGCGCTCCAGAAATTATTTGAAACCGACATGATGCTGTTGCGTCAAAACTACGCATGTCTTTGGACTAAGGAACAAGTTGATGCTTTCATTGCGTCCGTATCAAGAGACAGCCGCTGACTTTCTCTACGAGCATGACCGCGCCATGATCTTGGCGCCAGTCGGTGCTGGTAAGACTGCCATCACGCTGACGGCCATGTCCGCCATGTTGGCTGACGGGCACGTCAAACGCTGGCTGGTGCTGGCGCCCAAGCGCGTCTGCACGGACGTGTGGCCAATTGAAGGTGACAAATGGGCGCCGCAGTGGGGTGTCTCGGTTGCAATAGGCTCGGCCGCGCACCGTGAAGACGTGTTGCGCAGTACTGAACCAATGGTTGTGACGAACTACGACAATTTGCAGTGGCTGGCCGAACAAGACCTATCTAGTTTTGACGGCATTGTGTTTGACGAACTGACAAAACTGAAGAACCCAAGCGGCGCGCGGTTTAAAGCCCTTGACAAAGTCATCGGCGGTATTGGCATACGCTGGGGCTTGACTGGCTCGTTCACCAGCAACGGCCTTGAAGACGTTTTTGGTCAGTGCAAGATCGTTGACCAGTCCCTGCTTGGCCGTTCCAAGGGCGCGTTCATGCAGCAGTACTTTGTGCTGATCAATAAAGACTTTGGCGAATGGTCGCCCCGCGTTGGCTCGCTTGAGAAGGTTATGAACGTGATCAAGCCTGCCACATTTGTCTTGGAGGCAGGTGAGTATAAGGACAAGTTGCCGCCTTTGCATACTGTCGAGGTCAAGTGCGACATGGATCTGACGCCGTACAACAAGATGAAAAAGGACTTCGTGCTAGACGGCATCACGGCAGTCAACGCGGCTGTTGTCACGGGCAAGTTGCAACAACTGGCGTCAGGTTTTGTGTACGACACGATCACCACGCCATCGCATGTGCCAGGCAAATTTAACTCTACCCAGCGCCCGATCTGGTATGGCCTGCACAAGTTTGAGCGCCTTGAAGAATTACTAGACGAGAACCAGCATGCCAACACCATCATTGTGTACAACTACCAAGAAGAACTTGCCGAACTCACAAGGCGCTTCGGACGTTTGCAAACCCTTGACAGCCCAGACGCCATCGAGCGATGGAATAAAGGCGGAATACAACTGCTCGCTGTACATCCAAAGTCAGCAGGCCACGGCCTCAACCTCCAACACGGCGGCTGTCACATGGTGTTTCTGTCACTGCCGTGGAGTCTGGAACTATACGAGCAGACCATTGGCCGTCTGCATCGCAGCGGGCAAAAACACCCTGTGTGGTGCTATGTGATGCTGACCAACAAAACGGTTGACGAGAAAATCTGGGCGGCGCTTCACGACAAGCGCGCTATATCTGACATTGCTATGGAGGAACTTAAATGAACTGGCCATTCCCACCATTCCCAAACCCCAAGGACAAGGGCACTAAACAGCCCAAGTTTAACCCTGACAACTACGAGGACGCACCGCGATGACTGATTGGACACAAGAGGAAGACGAAGCCTTCAACGAAGTCGAGAAGCACAGCAACCTTGGCAAGCAAATCTTGCGTGAGATTGGCCAGCCGTACCATTTTGAAAAGCGTGAGTGGGTCGGCCTGACGGACGATGAAATGAAAAAGACTTGGTACGAGATGCAAAACATTATGGGCTGGTATTCATTTGAAGAAATTGCCAAAGCCATTGAAGCCAAACTGAGAGAGAAAAATGAAAAGACTTGACTTATGGAAGGCCAAACTTAAGACGGCCAAGGCTGAATTGCGTATCAGGGAGCGCAACCTTAACGCCAGCACCCGCGCCTACGCTAACTGCAAAAAAGAAATCTACGAACTGGAGAGAAAAATTGAACGACACCTGGCGCAGCCTGAATAACAAATTAAGCAGTCTGACAGAGGAAGAAGTCCTCAGACTGCTAAACGAAGAACGTGAAGGCGCCAAGCGCGTCTCCATGCTTCAGCGCCTTCACCAGCGCTACAACACCCTGCGCGTTGCGCGGGAGAGACTAGAACTACTCAAAGGAGCAATACAACCATGACACTGCCACCCCACTCTAAAATCAGTTACCCTTCTGTCCCCTTGAAAGACTTCAAGTGGACAACAGGTTCTGACGTGCAAGCCATCTGGCGCAAGTACGGCTGGACACCGCCGTCTGAGTTGTTGCCACCACTGCCCCCAGAGAAGCCCCGTGTTTTTTAACTACCTCAAGTGCGCGCCCGTGCAGCCTTGTGCCAAGTGCATGAACTGCAAACGGCGCGCGCCAGCCGCCCCTCTTGTTGTGCAGAACAGCAAGTCCAAGGCGTGTATATACATGCCCATATCACTTCAGAAATAATGCCACGCCCAAAACCACCCGAACCCCTTAAAGGCCGCCAGATCAGGCTCACAGATCGTCACATGATGATCTTCAAAGAACTTGGAGGCATTGACTGGCTACGCAAACAGCTGGACAAGAATGCCAAGATGCCCGTTAAGTATTACCGCCTTGAACTAGACGCACCCTCAAAGAAAGAAATCAATGACTAAGGAAAACACATGAGTTACATCGTGGCATCACTGCCGCCTATGAAGTGCTTTGTCAAGCGCGAGTTCTTGTACAACGATCACAAAGGCCATGGCGAACTGGAGCCTGCCATCTGGGTCAGTCTTAAAGCCCTGCGTGGCCAAGTGTTTCGCATTGAGTCGCTGTTGCCCAACTACGGCGCCCTGTACGACAAGCTGCCGATCCATGCCTACGTCTGGCACAAGGACGCTGGCGATCTGCCGATTGACACGCTACAGCTGTGGGACTGCATGGGCTACCGCTTTACGATTATTGAAAAGATCGGCCTGCGTAACCTAGGCGTCAAGTTCCTCGGCAAAGATAAAGAGTGGCACTTCGGGCGCTACTTGTTCACGGTGGACTTCTGCGCCGAGGGCATGGACTTAGACACGGGGTTCACAGAGCAGGCCGAGGAACACAAGTCGTTCAATTGGATTGCGCTAGACAACGGCCAGTTTGCTTGCCAGCCCAACAACCGGTGCCTGTGGTACGACCAGAGCCTGATCCCTAGCGAGACAAAGTTCCCTGACTTCCAAGCGGCGCAACGTCTGTGGACAGTTGACGGTACACGCAAATGGTCAGCCGGTGACGATTGGTTTTACGACATCAAGGAGAGAGCATGACCAACAGACCAGACTTTTCTACATGGAGCCAGGCTAACTTGGCCAAGTTTGCCGAAGAAGCCTACGCCAAACTGTGCGAACAGGACGACCGCATACAGCAGTTGCAATGCGATTTAAAGACCGCTATTGAGGCGTACCGCGCCTTAACTAAGGAATAGTGCCCGTTCGTCAATACGGCGCGTCTGGAGGCCTCTTAAGACTTTGCCGCCAGCCATGCAGTACTTCAGCAGCTCCTCGGCAGCGCCCTCCATGTCACCACGCAGTACTTTTTGCCGCATGGTTGACCTCTGAAGTGTGCCAAGCCCTACATTGAATGAAAATGAAACCAGCGCGTCAAACTGTCCTTGAGTAAGAGGCACAGGACAATAAGTAGCCACGCCTTTCTCAAAGCGAGCAAGATCGGCCCTAAGTATTGCATCGACTTCCTCCATTGAGTGCTTACGCATGGCCTCTGGCGGGGGCACAAAGGCATCGCGTTGGTCTATCTTGAGTTTACCCTGCTCTGGGAACATGACGTGCCCCACGCCCACAGTCCACAGCTTTGCAGGGCATTTGTAGGGATTCTGCCTCACGCCCTCGTGATGGCGAATCATGTGCAGGCACTTGGCTGAGATTTTCATTTGCCAAACGCTCTGCCGCCGAAGTGGAACGCGATGATGCTGGCAAACAACGCCTGGGTGTCAGAGTCCCACAGCATCTCGGCCAACTCAGTGAACGACACGCCGCTATTCCAGCCGTAGGCAAACAGACCAACGTCAACAAAGACTAGCAAGAAAAAGAAACCGTAAGTGATCACGGGGCGCACGCTGGCGCGCAGATTCTTCATCCATTCGCTAGTGCCTTCGTTAAGCGCGGTGTCGTGGGCGTAGGCGGCTTGCATCTCAGCCTGCTGCGCGCCGATCAACGCCTGCTTGGTGCTGGCCGCGCTCTCTGTTTCCAACTGCTCTGACTTGATGTGTTCGATACGCTCTTGCGCCTCGAAGCCAGCTTTGCGAAGTTCTAGTTCGCGGGTGATCTGCATTTGCGCTAGCGCCAACTCGTGCTTCTTATCCGAACGATCTTGAAAGAAATCCAAGAGTTTGGGCAAGCCGCCCATCAAAAAACTGACAAGGGTAGAAAGTAAGGTTAGCATTTAAAGTCCAATCATTCCAAGAAGTTTATTTACGATTTTTCCTGCCAGCTCGTCAGGCAGATACTGGAGCAGGCCAAGCACCCACCACGCCACGCACAGCCTGACAAAGACTTTAAGGAATAGGTCAAACTGTTTCTGGTACTCATTCACCGACCACACCTTGTCTTGGCACAGAAATCCTGAATCTCAGCAATGCCATAACCTACTGCGCCTAAGAGCATCACAATGATTACGACACCAAACGCCCATGCCAATTGCTCTTGTTCTTCTTCTTTGCGCTTCTTTTCTTCGGCCTTGGCTTGACGCGCCAGATGCGCGTCTTCAATGTCCATTTGCTGCTGGCGCTTTTTAATCTTGTCCCATACATCAGCGCGGCCAGTGGCTTGGAACAGCATCATTAACTCTTGCTCAAAGCGTTTGGCCTCATCAAGCGCTATCTCGATTTGAAGCGCAGCACCTAAGTTTGATTTGTTGCCAGAGCGTTTGGCTTCCACCATGGCCTTGGTGGCCACGCTTTTAGCGTCAAACATCTTGGCAATAGACGGGGCCAAGCCAGCTAGGTCATTAGCAACCTTGCTTGCCTTTTTGACTACACTAATCGCGCTTTGTAGTCCTTCGAGCGCGGTGATGGGGTCGATGATCATTTGTCAACTTTAGAATCCAGTTTGTCAAATATCTTACCGAGCATGTCTTTTACATCGCGCATGTCCGCGCGGTAGTCATCACGTGTGACATAGTTCAAAGGCATGGCCCGCACGTCCGTGTCGAGGCGCTCCAAAGAACGGTAGATGTTGTTTAACACCCAACCACCTAAGAACCCCGCCAGACTAACCGCGATGTTGAATAAAACTTGGGTGTCCATTATCGAGCCAATGCGTTTTGGTTTTCAGATTGGGGTGCAAGCGCATTTATGGGCGCGGCGGGTATTGCAGCCGCACGGGTAACGGCAGCGCCTTTAAGCCCCAACACAGAAGGATTGTTAAGCAACTGAATAATTTTATTTCGTTCAGATGCGGGTATTGACTCCAACAAGTTTGCAGCAGTTTGGGGGTCTTGCATAGCGTCCGACAATGTTTTTGTTGTCTTAACTCCTATGCGTTTTTCCAACTCGCTGATTGTCTTGTTACCTGCCGCAGCCCATGCGTTTATAAGGTTTGGAAAACGAAGCATTGATGTATTTTGAGACACCAAAGTAGCTAATGCTTTTTGACCTTCAGTAGCTTGCTTGCTGGCCGCAACGCGGTCTAAATGACCAGTTGCTTGTTTTCGCAACACATCCATTGTGCTATCTGCAAGTTCTAATGCAATGTTGTAATTGCCAGGGCCAAGGAACTTTTCTACAGTTTCAGGCGATTCGTTTTGCACCAATCGTACAAATTCATTTTTGTTGTTTTTAAACAAAGCAAGGGCTTCGCCTGTTAATTTCTTTTCCGCAATTTTTTGCATTCCTTTGGCGTGCGTCGTCAGATACTCGCGCCAGCCAGCGCCGCCTGCGTCTTCAATTGCTTTGTCAATCAGCGGTTTGATGTTTGACATAACTCCCGCCGCCAAATTGCGTTGGGCGGTAGCATCAGCGCCTGGTCGCAATTTAGCAATTGCAGCGTTGACTGCATTTTTACGAATGGCTTCTAAAGCATTGGCGTCAATAACGCCGTTGCTAGAAGTCCATCTAGCAATGTCTTCTGCTACACGCTGAACCGAGCCTTCCACCAAATCATTTCCAGCAAAAGATGGATTTTTTGAAATAGCGGCAATTTGATTGGCAAGCGGAGCGCCTTCCAATGGTTTGATGCCAACAGATCGAAGCGCTTTTTCAGCGCCAGTTGCTTGCAATACAAAGCGGGCAGGGTCAATTTCAGAACCAGAACCCATTAAAACAGCCAAGTCATTTGCTTCTCTCGATGCCGCTTCGTCTGCGACAAACTTGCCAAGGTTGACGCGGCCAAGGGACGCCTCACGCATTGGTGTAGTAATGACGTTGAGGTTGTTTTTGGCCAACTCAGCAGTCGCCCGCGTTTCAGCAGCAGACACACCGCCTGCAATTTTTGCAAGCTCGTTGACAGCTTGCTTCTCCGTCATAGTTCCTAGCTTGCTCAAATATTGAGCGCCTTCAGGCGTGGACTCCAAAGAGTCTCTTACAAGGGCTTGAAGTGCTGGGTTCTCAAACCGTGCGAGCGTTTGAGCAACACCAACGCCGGGCGGCGCGTTACGCAATGCGTTGACTACTTCTTTAAGATCAGCGCCAGCAGCTTGTTGAGCCAAACTAGCAGCACGATTTTGCGGCATGGTTCGCATGTTTGCAACTTTGCCGCCAACATAACCGAGTGCTGGGCCAGCAAACGGTACTGCACCGCCAATAGTTGCGCCAAGCGCCGCATCTTCAGGATTAATTACTGCGGCAGACGCGCCGCCTAAAGTTGCACCACCTGCTGCGCGTGTGGCTATGTTGCCTTTGGAAAACCCGCCAGTGCGAATGGCTTGAGCTAACGGTGCGGCTGCTGGAATTGCTCTTAAAGGCGCGGCAATTACGGCGCCAACAGGAAGCGTGCCAACAACCTCAGCGCCCAACTCACCCGCGCCAGTAGAAACTGGAAACTCTTGTTTGAAAGGCGCTACACGCCCTTGTGATTCTGCTAGACGGCGGGCGGCATCTTCTTGCAAAAATTGACCTGCTCGACCTAGAGAACTAGCATCAGCGCCGCCAACTTTTTCCAAACCCATGCCAAGTAATCTTTGGCCGCCAAACATGACGTTACCGACGCCGCTGATAATACCTTCAGACGCGGCCTGAATTGGCGCGCCAATAGTGCCAAAAAAGCCGCGTTCTTTGCGCGGCGCTGGAATTCCGCTTGGTGCGGCGGCTTTTGCACCAAAAGTTTGAGCCGCAAACGCTTCTATTTGAGCAGGTGTTGCGTCATCAGGCCCTTCAAAGACATGAACCGCACCATCGGGGCCTTGAACACGGTATTTGGTAGCCATTATTTGCTTTCTTTACCAAGGTATTTAAATCCACCAGTCCCTTGTGCTGCCGCATCTGGTTTATTGCGTTTAGGCAACACGCCATCGCCTTTAACATATGCATTTTCAATGTCGTCAATGATACGCAATGCAGCTTGGACAGATTGGCCAGGGTCAGAGATTGACTTAAGCATAGTCTGCAATTCAACGTTTGAGTTAAGTTGCTGTGCAGACATGCCAGTAGCATTCTTGATCGAGTTAACCAATCGACTGCGGGCGCTGTTAATGACATCGCGCTCAACTTGTGCCTCTGTACCAAACAATTGACCAGCTTTTTGGCCTACGCCAGTAGCAGCAATACCGGACGCAACATTAGATAGCACGTTGCGCTCTGTACTTGGAATAGACCGCATTTTGTCAAGTGCTTCAAAAGATGCGCGGAGATTATCCAGATCATCAGCAAGTTGTGCTTTGCCTGCTTCAGTTTTATTAATTCGCAAAGCCGCACTTGGCTCTTTACCTGCAACTCCAATAACGCCAGGCGAATTAGCGCCTCCACCTTGATAGCGTCGAGCATCAATGGTAATCATTTGATTTGGGTTAGTGGGGTCAACAATAGTTGTAATTGTTGGTGCAACGGGTTGCGCTGGTGGGCGGCTTTGTTGTGCAATTTGAATCTTTTGCGCTTGCACATCAGCAGGCAAAGGTACATCTGCATAAGTGCTAACTGTAGCGGGCGCGCCGCTAAAGGCAGGCACCCGCACAATGTCCGTAGCACCGGCGCGGTTGATTGTTTGCGTTGAGGGTTTCAATTCGCTTGCACTAGCGCCTTGCTGTGCCAAAAACATCTGGCGCTCTGCAAACGGCATTGCTAAAAGGTCAAGCCCTCGTTTTGTAATGGACGCTTTTTCAGCATCGCTATACAACGTTGACTCTGCAACATCTTCCAAATGCGCGGTGATATTAGCGTCTGAAGGGCGACCACTAATATCTCGGTATGCTTGGCCCATCATTTTTTGTTTTGCCGCTGCCGCTTCGGCTAGAGATTTAATTTTAACAGCTTCTTGCGCTTCAGTAGTGGCTCTTTCTTTGCGATAGCTGATGCCTAGCTGAGGGTTAACTTTAAAAAGTTGCGCCTCATAATCAGGCGCGGAAGGATTTAATGCGCGTAATTTATTGCGCTCTTCTAGCCCTGCTTGCGCCTCTTGCATTTTAAGCGCGTTAAGTTGTTGCGCGTCTTGTGCGGCCATGATTTGTTGCATTTGACCGTACTGCGCCAACTGATTAGGAACCTCAAGTGGCCTAACGCCAAGAGCAATGTTTGGATTAAGCGCCATAGTTAATCTTCTCCATAAATTTGTCGTTCGAGGGCTGCATTTGACGGCCCACTATAAGTAGAACGACGATTTTTTAATGCTTCAAGCAACGCATTATTTTGGGTGTAATTTAAATATGTGCCCATGCCACCAGTCAAAGCATTAGCCATACCCACTTGGCCAGCCGCTTGAGCCGCTGCGCCGCCAGTCATTAAGTTGCCTGCGCCAGTTGCGTAATTCTGACCAGCTTGACCAACTAAATTAGTAGCAGTTTGGCCGATGCCAGCCAATGCGGCTTGACGGTTGTACAGCTGGTTTTCGCGCGCTACATCAGTGTTGTAGCCAGTTAAAGCGCGATTGTATGCGTTGCCAAACTCTTGCGATCCCATCTCTTGACCAAAGCGCTGTGCAGCTCTTAAAGCACCACCAGAGATCAACCCGCCACGAGCCGCTGCTTGACGGTCAAGCGCCTTCTGGCCTTCAGCCAAACGGAAAGCATAGCCTGGATCAGCTTGATAATCGCCTGCGCCAAATTTAAACGCGCCAGGTACATTGCCAGCCGTGCGCTGTAAAGTAGCTAGTGCGTTATAGCCAGCCTCACGGTAAGGCGCTTGATCTGCGCGAGTTTGTTCAAACATCTCACGCTGAAGTTCAGCAGCGCGGTCAGCCGCAGCTGCTTGTGTTTCACCAGCTTTTTTTGCTGTGCGCGCGCCTACTAAACTACTAACAACCGTGGCTCCTGCTACCCATCCAGACATGGCAATTCTCCTTGTAACGTGAGTCCAAAATTGACTCGCATTGATGCTCTGTAATCTACCAGTAATTCATCGCCAGCGCATATTTTACGCGCAGCAATTGCATAAATGTCATCCCCTACTTTTTCGGGTCTGATATTGCAGTTAAATGAGTGGTTAATAAAACGCCCGCCTGGGGTTCTTTTACCATCCACTCGGCCTGGGCAAACAACTTCCCCAGCCTCAAAATCACGGGTTGCAAACAACCCTTTGCCGTGGATCGGCGAATCGCGCAATTCCACAGCCACGCCTTCAGGCATCTCCATCAAATCCGACTCGTTATGGACAATCGTGTCCATTTCATTCTGAGTCATACCGATCTGATATAGAAACGCGCCGTAATCAATCTGCGCTCTTTGTACATCAGTCCGGCTGTCAGCAAGGCCACAAGCAGGGACGACATACAAACGGTCTTCTAGCACCGCCAAATCATTGCAGTCGTCTGGGTTGTCGTATACGTCCACCCAAACCACTTCTTCTTCAAACACGCGCCCTGCGCGTTGCATTCCAGCTTTTGCCGGAAAGTCGCATGGGCCAGTAAATACTTTAACGCCGTCATCCGTATTGACTGCAATGGTGCCTTTTTCCACTCGGACGTGGTAGGGCGTCTTATGTTCTGCGCCAGTCAAAACAGTCCAAGCTGGAATCGTAATCTTGCGCTCGTAAACACCTGGTTTAAAAATATGCTCGGTAACAATGTTGGCCTGCGGCATTTTTAAGAGTTCATTCTGCAACGCCAAAACCTTGCCCGTCATGGACAAAGCTGGTGCAAAACCCTTGCCGTAGGTTACACGCATTAGGTCACCTCACGCCCAGAAACGCGAATGTTGATTGCGCTGGCTGTGCCTGCAATTGTACTGATAAAGTCGCCCACGCCAAGCACTTGGCCAACCAGTTCAGGGAAGGTATAGACCTCAGACGCTTGCAAGGTCTTGGTCTTGGTGATCAAGTTGGTGTTACCGGCAGAGCCAGCAGTCGTCACCAAGTTCACGCTGATCGTGGCGGCAGACGCGCTGATGTTAGTTGCGGTAAACTTGTCAATGATGGCCGTAACACCAGTCGCTGTGTACTGGGTTGTTTGGGCGTTTTCGGCAAATTTAGCCGGTACGAGGACTTTGACGGTGACAGTCATGGTTTACTCCAAGAGAAGGATGTTATTCGGGATGTATTGTGTCATCAACCAGTTTGTGCCATCAGACACAAGTGTCGCAGAATCTCCGCTACTTGCCAAGAGAATTGATGTGGCCGCCGCGCCGCCTGCCAATGGAACTACGTTGCTGGACGCCGACACAAGCGCCCGTACTTGGTAGTTCTGAAAGTACAAAACGCGCCCTGTATTGGTTGACGGTGCTGGCAAGGTAACTGTGCAAGTGGAGCCTGACTTATTGTTGATCAGCCAAACTTCAGTTGCCGCAACCGTAAAGTCAGCCGTTTTGGTGACTGGCGCAGAGACAGGCTGCTTGCTGTTAAACGTAGACCAATCAGCCGAGCTTAACGCGCCACGGTTGGTTGCCGAGGCCGTGGGCACGTTTAGCGTGATAACTGGCGTGGTGGTGCTGTTGGCAACAGTCGAGGAAAGATCCGTGCCAGTCGTGCCCAAAGTCAGCGCGGCCACCGAGGTGACTGTGCCAGAGCCTTTGTTGTTGAAAGTTGTCCAGTCAGTACTGGATAAAAAACCATTAGTAGAACCACTAGCTTGCGTGATACTTAGTGTGCCTGCCGAGTAAGCCAGCGGCGCGCTGATTGTAGTAGCGGCGACTGCTGTGCCATTGCCGTACAAAATGCCAGAAATGCTTGTGGTCAATGTTATGGCTGGCGTGGTGGTAGGGTTTGCCACCGTACCGGCAAAGCCGTTGGCAGACACAACAGACACGCTGGTGACCGTACCTGTACCATAGGGCAGGGCAGGAATGTCAGCCACCACCAAAGCCCTGAACGTAGGTACTGCCGCCGCACCAGCCGTAGGGCCAGCCAACACAAAGTTAGCAGTTTTGGCCGCATAGGGGTTTTGCGTATCGCCATAACCAGCTGCAAGGCTAATGTCAGGCGCAATGCCTCCAGACGATAATACGGGCGCTGTGGCTGTTACAGCAGTGACCGTGCCTTGCGTGGGTGGGGGCAACAGACTGAGCGCCTCTAATTGCTTTTGCATTTCGGCAATCTGAGACAGCAACGCAGACGATTGATCTGTTAAACCAGCTTCTTGGATCTGCTTGGCTAACTCAGCGCTCAGATCAACTGGCGGGGGCTGGGTTTCAACATTCTGCGCCAATGCCTGCAAGGCCGCATCGTAAGATGCAATCAAAGACACCGTGTCAGTGCCAAGGTTTCCTTCGTCCACAATTGTGGCCGCATTAAGGAGCGACAAAAAGAACAAGTACCAAGCGCGGTCAATCAGACCCGTGCGAGGGTCAATCAGCGGCACTCGTGGTGGCGTGATCGGCGTTGGTGTAGCGTTAGGGCTAGGCATTCGTTGGACTCAGAATAAGTTCTGCGCCCATGATGGCAATCTTCACAGGGTCAGTGCCAGACACCTCATAAACTCGGTCACGCAGTTTGACAGTCATGCCCAAACGCCGCCAGATTACACGTTTGTAATACTGGCCAATCTTGCCCATGGACGCCCAATGCTCGCTTGACCATGTGTGGCCACCATCATCTGACCAACGCAACATGACTTGCGGATCCGCGCCTTGGGTTGCAACTGCTTCTTGATCGGCAATTAAAAAGTCATTACTTTCGGTGATTAAATAATCGCCAAGTTCAGTCTCAAGATAGATTACTTCAGAAGTCACATAGCCATTTAAGCCCACGCCAGATTCGCAATCAAGTTGCATCATGTGCTGGGTTGTGCGCTTGAGGTTATTTTGACCAGTCGGCAGCGCGCGCCATGTGCGTAGCCATTTTTGAACGCCGTTGTTGTCTGAATAGTCGTCTAAGTCAAACGCATAGACGTTACCGTTTTCAAAGTCGCCGATAAGAATATTGTTGTTAAACGCCATTTGGCAATTACCACGGTGACGAGTAAAGTTACCGTTGGAAAAGCCCGCACGCTCATGCCAGGCTTGTGTGGCGGCGTCATAGACCCAAGTGGTGTTAGCACTAGGAAAAACCAGTACATAAAAGCTGTGGCCGTCTTGTTGATAAGTGTAAGCAATAGCGTCCGACAGATCGGCATACTGCTGAATCTGCCACTCAACAGCGTGCGTGGAAATGCGAACGCCGGTGTAGCCGTTGGCGCGGTAGACAATACCCTCACCACGGCGGTCACGGCCAAGCCAGAACAGGCCGTTGTCCATTTTGGCAACCGAATAAGGGGCAGCACAGCCCAACTCATTAAACGCGCCTTGGATGCGCTGTAATGGGAAGTCTGTTGCGCCAGAGTCGTACCAGACTTCAATCGAGTTAGTGCCAAAGGCCCACACCTCGCGGAAGTTGGCTGCTACGGCCACCAAACCGTCAGGCGAGCCTTCAGTGCTAGCAAACTCAAGCGGGTCAATGGACGTGCCGTCTAGCAGTGCAGTAATCCACAGCTTTTGGCTATTTGGCTCGTTGAACACAAAATAGCCGTCCAGATAGCAAACAGTCACAGCACCTGGGAAGTCTGGGTCAGTAATCTGACCGAAGGCGTTTGTGGTGTTGTTGTAGATGTAACTAGGGCCATTGGCCGCAATGAACAACTGCGTGCCGTTGTCAGCCAAACTGACAGGGCCAGTGCCGGCTACCGTGCCGATTAGCGTGGCCACATACGCAGTGGTGATCTTGTAAAGTTGCGTGCCAGAAACAACAAACGCTGTGCTGTCGCTAGATGAGAACGCCCACAGGCCACGGATCGGGCCGTTGCCAATGGTGTTAAGGAGTTTAAGGCCAGGGGCGCGGTTTAGGAACGCAGGCTCTTTACCGGCCTCGGGGACGATCTCTGGAAACAGATTGACCATCCGAGCGTCTGCCGCATTGACAGACCGCGCTACATAAGTAGAGCCAAGAATCGGCGTCTTCATTAGTAGTTACCGGCATAGATGTTGAAACGCTGGCGGTTGGCCACCAATGCGTAAGGCAGTGCCATCACATCATCAGGGTTGTTGATGCGCTTCAAGTCACGCTTAGAAGTCATCGCAATGCGCTGCACTTGTGGGCTTGGCTCAACACCAAACTCAGGGGCAAACTCCATGGCCAAGTTGTATGTAAACGCCCGCAAATAGCCAGGCGGGTAGTACAGCACCGTGGATAGTGTGGCGGGGCGATTTAGTTCTTCAACCGATACAAAGTGAAATTCCAAGTCTTGCGTTGGCCTTGGATAGAGATATATCTCAATATCGGGAAACGTCATGTTTACCCACATCACTTGTGGGTAGGTGGACGTTACGGTCTTAACAGCAATACCGTTGTACTGCTGTTGGTTAATCATCTTGATGCCGTAAGACACACCATTGTTTGCTTTAAAGTACGTAGCATCATCAAGCAAAATGGGGCGAAGGCCAACAAAGTCACCAGTTGGGCCAAGGGTGCGGCTAATTAAGCCTGCTGGCCATGTAAAGACTTGATCTTGTGTGCAAAACACGGCTAAACGCTCTGTGTTCCACGAATCAATCATTTGATTGAACGCCATCAAGGCGTCTTGTGACGTAGCCGCAGAGGGCGTTTCACCTTCAGCAAGCACACCGAGAAGTCTAAGCGCCCGTTCGATTTGTTGGCCAGCGGTGTACGTTGTCATTTTTAAACCTCTGCAGTGGTTTTTCTACGGCGTTTAACTTCCAGCACGTTCACGGGAGCCGCTTCTTCAGTTTCAGAAGGCGTGTCTGGATTATAACGAGTCCAGCCATTTCTTTCATCCATTTCAACCTCAGACTCCATTGTTGCAATCTTTGCGCCGTGGATGGGGTGTGTCAATGTAATGTTCATAATTTAAGAATGGGGGTGATTAGCCCCCATTTGGTTTACAGAACGTGGATAACTGCAAAGTTGATTACAAAAGCTTCAGACAGCGAACCGCCCGAAAGGTTGCGAATTGTGATTACGCAACTTCCTGTGGTTTTGCTAGAAATCCAGCAGTTGTAAGCACCAGCGGTAGCGCCAGAAGACACGCTTAAAATAATAACGTCTTTTTCGCTGATTGTGCTGTTGTTCAAAGTGAACGAAACATTTGTGATGTTTGCCAAAGAGGCGCCGTTCAGTGTGATCTGACCAGCAGACTTGTTCAGCGTGACCGCTGTGGACTTGTCTGTCAATTGAGTCACTGTGCCGCTTGCTTCTGCGGTATAGCCCAACTCGCCACCAGCCAGTACAAAATTAGACCCAATGATGTCTTGGTCTTCAAAAGCAACGCCAATTGATTTGGTATTAGAGGTCATGATTTTTCCTTTAAAAATGAGGGCCGAAGCCCCCATTTAAGTTTAGGCAACGCGATAGATTGAGTACGCTGCGTCACCAGTTTTGCGGAAACGGAACGTGCCAGATGTGTTGCTGGTTTTGGTCAGCGAATCTTGGATCGTGTCGTTACCAACAAGGGTGTTGCCCGTGCCAGCAGTGAAAACTACGTCATTTGCTGCATTGTCACCAAGGTTGATGAAAGCGCAGTCAAATGTCGAGCCAACTTTAAGGCTAGGGAATGCAGCGTCAAGCAATGCGCCTGTGGGGAATACATAGGCTCCAGCGTCTGTGCCGCCTGAGTCCATGGTACACACACCGGAAGCCAAATCGGCTGCGGTGATAGTGACAGCCGCGCCAGTCAAAGCAACTGGAGTGCTGGTGTTGGAGAAACTGATTTCGCCAAGATTGCCGTCACCAACTTGGTAACCGCCTGCGCCATTAGGTAATGCCATGATAATTTCCTTTCAATGTTAATAACAGAGATAGGGGCCGAAGCCCCAATCAATTAGCCCCAGATACGGCAGCCCATTTGTGGGCGGATCGTGTTGAAGCCGTACAGAACGTCAATACGGCAAGGCATACGGTCATTGTTGATGTCGTACTGACGCACGACACGCAAAGAGATACCGTTGTGAACTGCGCGAGCAGCCATGTCAACACCTTGTGGCAACAGCAAGTCAGCAGTTGCAAAAGTGATGGCGTCCTTGTGATAGACCAAGTTCTGTGCGTACTGGCTAGAAGCAGCGCCTACGAACACGACAGCCTTACCAGAGACAGGGAAGCTGTCAACGGTAGCCAAAGCATTGGCGGCGGTGTAGATAGGAGCAACAGACACGACAATTGCAGTGCCGCTGGCAGTGGCGTCAGCCAAAGCAACGAACTGGAACAACGAACCAGTAGATTCACGGGTCTGTGGGTTCACAGCGAAGCAATCAGCAACAGTGAACACGTCACCGGCTTTAACTGTCAGGCCAGAGCCGATAGTCAAAGCAATGCTAGAAGCACCTTGAGAAGTCACAGTGGTGGTCACAGAGTTGCCGGTGGCAACGCGAGAGCCAGTTGTGTGTTGCTTGATAGACTGAGACATGTTGATCTCGTCAAAGCCCAACACGCCAGTGCCCATCATGCCGTTCTTGAATTGCTTGCTGATAGTGTCTGTAGGATTGAACAGACCTTTCATGCCTTCAACCAAGCCAGCGTTAGCAGCTGGGTTCACGGTAGCGTAACGTGGGGACATCACGGCTGCGTTCTCGTTCAGCTTCTGCTGGGCTTGCAACAAGACCAAAGAAGTAGAAGGAGTTGTGCCAGGTGTACCAACGGTGTTACCGATGGTTTTGTACGCATTGGCCACGTCTGCATCAATAGAAGATGCCAACTGGCTGATACGAGGTTTCAGAACACGCTCTGCGAAATCATCCAATTGCATGGTCAATTCAGCAGATGTGAAGTTGACACCGATGTGCTTTTGGCTGGCAACGGTCAAAGTGGTGAACTGCTCGTTGTCGTCTTGCACTTGCAAGGCAGCGCCGTCAGTTACCAAAGCGCGATCGGGTAAGCGAATACGCAGTGTGGAACCGATCTTAGCACCTTCAACAGCAAAGCTGTCGTCATACTGGCGGTTCACGTTACGGGTAAGCACAAGGTTGTTCTCGAGGATTTCGAGAGCTTTTCTTGTGATCATATCAATCGTCAGAATACTGTTTGACATTTCAAAAGTCCTTTAAAAAAATTAGCGGTTCTGTGCTTGTAGCTTTTTAATCTGCCTTGCACGTTCAGCTTCGATCCACTGCGAGGCCGTCATGCTCTTGATAGAGCGAGGGTCTGTAGTGTCCAAAGTTGCTGCTCCAGCGGAGCGTGCAGTAACAGGAGAAATCGGCGCGGGCGCAGATGTTGTTTTTTTGATCGGGGGCGCTGATGCCAATTTGGCTTCAATTTTCCCAATCTCTTTCGCCTGACCGAGTGGCGTCATTCGTGAGATGCGATCTGCTTCTTTTGGATTTGAGCCAAGGTAGTACGCTAACTCAGGCCCAATGTCCGAAGACTGGATCGTTTCGGCCATCACGTTTGTG